ACAAACTATGTGGACTATCCGGAAGTGAAAATCTTGAAAGGCGCAAAATCCGGGACGGCAGTAGCCCCGGCGCTGACGAACAACAGCACAATCCGGCAGATCAGCCTTGCGCGGATTTCCGTTGCGGCCGGTACAACTGCTATCACCGCTTCCATGATTACGGATGAACGGCTTGACGCTTCGGTGTGCGGGCTGGTGACGGAAAAGGTGGGCATTGATACCAGCACAATGCAGAGCCAGTTTTCCACGCTCCTGCAAGAAACGCAGGCGCAAGTAAAAGATGTGCTTGATGATACCACGGCGCAAGCCACATCGGTTCTGGATTCCATCAACCGCGAGTTGGCCGATCTGGAAGCCGGCACGGCGGTGGAGCTTAAAAAGCTTCTGTTCACGGATACCAACGTACCGGTATCCGCGTTTGTGGCTGATTCTACATATCAGGATTACCCATTCCGCGCGGCGATCGCGCTGACGGGGGTGCTGAACTCCATGATTCCGGAAGTGATTCTTGGCGTGGCAGACGCAATTGACGGCAATTTTGCCCCTGTTGCGGCTACCTATAACGGCGGCGTGTATCTGTATGCCGCAAGCGCCCCGGAATCGGCAATTACAATTCCCACCATTATTTGCTGGAAAGGCGGTGTAAGCGCATGATTGGCAGAGTTAATACCGGGGGCGGCGGCACAGGCGGCACCCTTACCGTCACAGCCCCGGCGAACGTCACCGTGACTGTTTCCAAGGACGGCAAGACAAAAACCAAGAACTCCGGTACGAGCGGTGTAGTAGTCTTTAAGGGGCTTGCAAGCGGGACGTGGACTGTTACCATCACCGGTGATGACAAGACTGCCAAGAAGTCTGTGGTCATCATCACGGACTACAGCACAGCCATTTCGTTCAGCACTATCCCTGAGTTCACATACACCGGCGATTTTGAGATTGTTAACGATTCTGATGAACCTATCTCTGTATCCCAAGATAACTGGAAAATCCGCTTTCTCACCTCTGGCACGTTGACATTTACCAACCTCAATGGTGCGGAGGGTGGAATTGACGTATTTCTCGTTGGTGGCGGTGCTGGTGGAAACTATAGTTATCGTGGCGGTGCTGGTGGTGGAAGTGGTTACACGAGAACGACGCAAGACATAACCGTTCGAGTAGGAGTACAATATGACATTGTCATAGGCGCTGGTGGAGCAGGCGCAAAAACCACTGGTGGTAGAGCTGGCGGTGTAACTTCCGCTTTTGGCAGTAGTGCTAATGGTGGAGCAACCTTGTCAGATAATGGTGCATATGGTGGAGATGGCGGCTCCGGTGGCGGTAGTGGCACATTAAATCAGGACAAAGACGGTGCATACTCCAAAGCAGGCGTTGGAGGTACGGACGGTGCGAATGGCCAAGGTACGCATCCTGGAACTGGTCAAGGAACTACGACCCGTGAGTTTGGTGAACCCAGCGGAACCCTGTATGCAACAGGTGGAAAAGGTGCGGCCGGCAATAACATTACACCAGATCCTGTATCTCAGAACACCGGAGATGGCGGTAATGGAGCTGGTGGTCGCATTGAATCTACCGCAGGAGGCTCTGGCATTGCTATTATTCGTAATACAAGGGGGGCTGCATAATGGCAAAATCAATGGCACTTATCGAAAACGGCGCAGTTACCAATGTTCTGTGGTGTTCCGATCCCGAGCCTGAAACTGATATCCTCATCAACCCCGCAGACCGCCCCGTGGCCATCGGTGATACTTATAGCAATGGTAAATTCTATCGAGATGGAGTGGAAATCCTCACTCCGCTGGAAGAAGCGTTGAAAAAGAACGCAGAGTATGAATCTGCGTTGACCGAAATTGAAACCGCTCTGGGGGTGAATAACCAGTGACCATAGAAGAACGCAAAAACGCCATTCTTGCGAAAATCATGGAAATAAAATCCAGCGGCGGTGAGGAACAGCTGAAAGAGCTGGATGAAGCCTACAAGAAGGGGGTTGACAGTCTGTGACACAAGAGGAAAGAAAAAGCATCATGTATGCCCAGGGGCGAGCGAATGCGCTTGCCTTGCAGGAGAAAGCCCCGGACATGACAGGCACCGAACTGAATGCGGCAGATAGTGATATTCCCAGTTTCAAGGCCGCTGTCGCAAACAAAAACATGTTGGAGCGCAAGACCGGGTTTGTGTGCCAATCGTCTGCTGGCCGTGTGGTGCGGCTGGTGCAGCCCTATGACAGCACTATCTACACTCAGGAGCCAGAGGAACTTCCAGCGCAGTGGGGGTTTGCTTGGAGCACTGACCCAGCGAAAGCGTTGCCGTTCGTCGCCATGGCTACCAGCCCCTACAATAAGGGCGACTGCTGTACGGAAGGCGGTAAAGTGTATCGCTCCACATTGGACAATAATGTATGGTCGCCGTCCGCATACCCCCAGGGCTGGGAAGAGGTGAACGTATGACGGTAAAGCAAATTCAATGCCTGTTGACTTATCTGGGCTATTCTCCCGGCACAATCGATGGAGCTGACGGCAGGAATACCCAAGGTGCTATCCGGGTGTTTCAGGCCGACTACGGGCTTACCGTGGACGGGATACCGGGAGCCGCTACCCAGAAAATGCTCATTGGTGCTATCGCCGGGACGGCGGTAAAGGTGGAGAAGCCGGAGAGCAGCACCCCGCAAAAGACGGGGGCTTTTTGGGACGGAATTAAGTATTTCAAGCGGGAAGAATTTCGTTGCCCTTGCGGGAAATGCGGGGGATTCCCCGTAGAACCGAAAGAAGCGCTTGTGAAGCAGCTGGTATCGATTCGAGAGCATTTCAATGCCCCTATTACCATCGTTCCGCTGCCACCGGCAAACGCCCATTCCGGCGGTTCTGGCGTGCGGTGTCAGGAATACAACGATTCGTTGCTGGGCAGCGTGAAGAATTCACGGCATGTACAGGGAAAGGCCGCAGACATCATTGTCAGCGGTTTTTCTGGAATCTCGGTCAAGGCTTATTGTGATAGCCTTGTCAAAGCCGGAAAGCTTCGCTACTGCTATGTCATTGGCGGAGGAAACTCCGTACACGTTGACATTCTATAAGTGCAAAAACGGCACCATGGGGCTTTCACAACCCTGTGGTGCCGCTTTTTTGTTTTGCGCTTATTTGCGTATCACTTTGAAAGTCACTTCGTGACCGGTGTTCTCCTGAATCAGCTGTTCCTTTAGATCATCTACCATCATGTTATTATCCAGCGCGGCCTGAATGACCTCCACAAGCCGCTTCCCATCGAGGTATGCCCAGATATAGGTTCTTTTGTGCAGCATAACATCGCCTTTCTCCCCGTGTTGCCGATAGGCCAGCGGTCATGTTAAATACTGAAGTCTTCCGGGATGGTGATTTCTGGCAGTTCTGGGGGAGTGACTACCATATCGGGTACACTGTCCGTCAATTCAATGGTGACGGGAACGGCCTGTTCGTTCTCGGCTTCCTGTGCAGTAGAATATCGCATTTGTTTTCCTCCTTGATTTGTCTTCCTTACTGTGGTACAATCAAGGTGGCCGGGGTAAGGCTCCCGGCGCACCTCTTGTGGTGGAGTAGCGGCGTTCTTGGTTGGGCGGCCGCTACTTTTTATGCCTTGACCTTGCTGTCACGCACAATCTCGGCGGCGGCTTCTGGTGTCTCGGCAGTCGCTTCAATCAGTCTCGCGATATTCTCGAGGAACTGATTGAGTTCTGCGGTTGTCATTTCGTCCATACCCTCACTTCCTTTCGTAAGAGGTGGTCACCTCTGCCTTACGCCAATATAATACATGTTCACATGTAAAATGTCAACATGTCAACATGCACAAACATGTGAACATGAATTTGTGATAATTTTACATGGACACATGCCGAAAACTGTGGTATACTGATTTCGGTATAAGGAGGTGTTTCTTGTGGCAAGCGAGGCAAAATTAAAAGCAAACGCAAAATATCAGGCGTCCCTTGATAGAATCGTAATACAGCCAAAAAAACAGGAAGGCCAGCAGATCCGTCAGGCCGCAGCCGACGCAGGGCAGAGCGTACAGCAGTATATATTGCAGGCTGTGAAAGACAGAATGGAGAGGAAATAAAGGTTGGATCGCCTCCGGGTTCTCAGGGCTGGGAGGCGTTTCCTTTGTTTACCTCCTGTTTTGCTTACATACTTGATTGAGTATGTATATTTTTAAGGGAATCAATCTTCCCTTAAAAATTTTTCGATTCCTTCCAGTATTACACTGGCTTGGGAGACGTTCTTTTCGGCGCATTTGGCGCGAAAAGCGGACACGATTTCTTTCGGTAGCTCGGCTTGGACTTTACTGTACACCTTGTCGTTATACCGCCGTTTGACTTCTGTGCTGGTCGTGGTTCTCCGTCTTTTTTCTATTGACTTCACCCCCAAGTTGTGGTAGTATGGTGGGCAAGGACGGCTTCCCCGGGGCTAGACGGGAAGGTTGGCCAACAAGTGAACGTGAAATGGCCGCTTCTCGCTAGGACTGGGGGGCGGTTATTTCTTTATCTGGATTCCCAGAGAGATAGCCGCGATCACAAGCATAAGTAACGCTATGGTTTCCTCTACGCTCATGGGCGTTCCCTCCTTTCGGAGTTGGCCGCCGCCCTTGCTTGCTTATGTTATAGCATACTCGATTAAGTATGTCAAGCCCCTTTTTAAAAATATTTTTTCCCTATTGTGCGTTGGCAGTTCTCGCGCGACAACAGGCAGAGCATACAGTAGCATAGAAATAAAAACCCCGGTAGGGCACATTCGTGCTCCACCGGTGGGGGCACCTCTCGCAGAGGGGCGTGAGTAGCAACATACAGGAATCCATTCGGTAGCAGCTCGGCATGACACGTTTCGGATTTGTTGCGAACTGAATAAATCTACTTAAAACTGTAACAAGAAAAAGTTTTATATTCCGAAACTTATAGGATAAAAACGGAAAAATAAGACTAAAAAAGTTTTAATTTTTCGAAAAATATGCCTACGAATCAGTAGGTCGGGGGTTCGAGTCCCTTCTGGCGTACCAAACCGAACAAATACGAACCCTACAGAGGTGTTCTTCATCTGCGGTGTGTTTGGTATTTGTGTCCCCAGATTTTCCCGCTGGTAGGTTTGCAGTTGACTGCAAAATGGGAAAAGAAAAGATTTGCCCCACGGCACCCAAAAGGGTAGCCGTGGGGTTCTTTTTGCGGTTTTATTCCATTTCTACCCGCCGCACGGCGTCGGCGGTGGATTCTGCGGTCAACGGCTTCTTAAATGCTTCGTTAAATTCAGCCACAGCCGCCTCAATCAGAATCTGCATTTCTTCGGCGTCAAAATCAATACCCTTCTTCTTCAGAAGCGCTTCGGCGGTTTCCAGTGCCTTGGCCAGCTTGTCCGCGCCGTGGAGGGTATTCCACACCTGCTCCACAAACTGCACCGCCACGCGGGCGATCGCGCGTTTAGTGTCGTCGTTGATGTACTTCACGGCCAGCTGCTTGATGGCATAGCCCAGGCAGCCGAAGATCGCGCATAGAATGGCCGCAATGATCTGTGTGCCGTAGTGATAAATGAAATATTCAAACATTGTATGTTCCTCCTTGAATTACTCAGCTAATAGAAATGGCCTTATTTTCCCACTTTTTGTAGGCGTCGAAATAGAGTTCCTTCTTGTCCCCGTTGAAGGTAAGTTCGTAGTACATACCGTCAAAGAGGGTGGTGCTCGCAAGCGCCTTGCTATTCTGCAAGGTCTTGCACATCCAGGCGATAAAAACATCGTCTTCGGTGATCTTCTTGCCGTCGCTCCTGTCCAAATGCTCATTGGAGTATTCAGCGACGGCCTTTTTGCACAGGTTTACAAAATCTTTTTCATTCATGGTATACCCCCAAGATACAAAATATATCGCTCAACCCAGCCCGATTTGAGCCAGGAAAAAGCCTGCAACTGCGGCCACGACCGCCCAAATCAGCTTTTCCACAAGATTGTCCCAGCGCTTTCCGGGTTTTCCTTCCAGCGCCGTGACCTTGCCGTCCAGCCTGTCCACGGTATCCGCGACCTGTTCCTGCTTGTTTGCCATGACCTCCATGGAGGTCGCAAGCCGGTTTATCGCTGCTGCGGACGCCTCCACTTTATCAAGTCTATGACTATTGGATTTTGACCGTTCCTCCACGGCGGTCAGTCTCTGCTCATGTTCCAAGTCCATAGGCATACTCCTTTCTCAGCCGTTCCACCGGGCATATCCGGGGCGGGTGTCCACGTGAATCCCCCAAGCGTAAAGCCCGATACCACCGGTGCGTCCCATGACATCTTCTGCCACGGCTTTCATCTGCGCCGGACTTGCTGCGCTGTGCAGATCCGCCGCAAGCCCGTACAAATGCTGAGAATTGGCCACACCGCCGACCTCCGCATTGTGCGCCGCGCACCGCACGCCGGAACCGCCGCCGTCCACAATGGAAATCGGGATACCCAGCCTGTAGCGGATTTCGTCCACGGTACGCGCAATGGATTCCTGCGGCTCCACCGGGAATCCGCCGCAGCGGCCGCAGGGGCAGCGAAATTCGGCACGCTTGAAATACCGGATATCCTTCCACCAGTCTGCGCCGCCCTCCGTCCCCGGGGGGTCTTGGGGCTGTTGGGGCAGCTCTCCGGAAGCAACGACCTCCCGGATACGTGCCTCCGTCCCGATGCCGAATATCCCATCCACCGTAAGCCCGTAATTACGCTGGAATGCCTCGGTGGCGCAGCGGGAGTTATCGCCCCAAATTCCGTCGATTTCCCCCGCATAGTACCCAAGGTACAGCAGCAAGCATTGCTTTTGCTTGGTCGTCATCCGATTACCACCCCATACTTCGCCAGAATGGCGATAATGTCCTCGGAAAGGATTTTCTTAAGCTGGCCGGGAGGCAGCTTGGCGATACTCGCGGCGATGGCACGCATATCCTGCTCCCCGTCCTCGGCGGCGCGGATTTCCACCAGCCGCTTTTTGGCTCCGTTACTCCACTTCATCCGGCTTCACCTCCAGGATTGTCAGGGCGTTCTGCATGTCCGCGCCCTCGGCCTTCATTTCCGCGATTTTCGCAAGGATTCTCTGCTTCCGTTCTTCGATGGTCATGCGTTCACCCCCAGAGCAACTTCGATTTCGGATAATGCGGCTTCGTACTCGGCGTTCTTTTTCAACGCCTCTTCCAGCGGGGTGAGGATTTCCACCCCGCCCCGATAGAATTTACCATTGCTGTAGGTATCGCCGATTCCTACCGGGCGGTCTGCGGGGTTGATGAGGATATCGGTTTCAGGCTCGGAATCGGAACACCACAGCATATTAGCCACAGTGCCGTTTTCTATGAGTGCCATTGATTTTGCCATTATGCAGCCCTCCTTGCATTGCGGGCGATTACGATACCGGAGCTACCAGCACTACCCTTTGTGTTAAAACCACCACCGCCACCACCATTTCCGCTATTGGGAACCTGATTTGCCGGGGCTTTACTATAACCACTTGCACCATCTCCACCTGTGGCATATAGTTTTCCAGCAGATTCACCAAATTCTCGTGTAGTAGTGCCTTGGCCAGTGCCACCAGGTCCTCCGCCATCGCTCCCATCTACACCACCAGTACCGCCTTTACCTCCGCCGCCAAACCCGGCTTTTCCGCCACCCGATCCGCCATTACCACCACTGTCACTCGTGCCATTGTTTCCATGAAGCGCAGTTTTACCAAAAGCTTGTGCATCTCCACCAGCGGAGGGAACGGATATGCTATAATCTACACCAGCTTTAATAATAACCGATTCAGTTGTAGTAAATCCACTTCCGCCACCTGCACCTGACCAATATCCACCTGTATCTGAGTTGTTTTGACCTTTACCGCCATCTCCCCCTCCACCAACGAGGAAGACGTCTAATTGGCCATTCCAACCATTTAACTTGGTAAACGTCAATGTGCCAGAGGTTAAAAATCTAATCTTCCAGTTGTTCTTCCAACTTGCGAAATCAGAAATAGGATTATCACTGTCATCGACAACCTCATAATCTCCGGTGTAGGTAAAATCCGGGGTAGTTCGGTATATGATTGTAACGTACTCCACAGTCAGGCGAGTAATGGCAACGTCCTGAGTTGCGCTGTCTCCGCCCTTCGTGGATGTAATCGTCCACGTGCCCAGGTCAAGCCCGCCGAATGTCCAGACACCATTTTTCTCAGTGGCCGTCTTCGTGGTAGACCCCATCTTGCAGGTTACAGTGGAGCCTGTGGGGGCGGTCACGATTATTGTCGATTTGTTGGGGCTACCGCCGCTGACACCAAATCCCTCTAAGTATGCGAATACGTCAGCCATTATCGCTTCACCTCCACCTGAACCGGAATGTTCGTTTGCGGCTTGTCCTCAAGGCAAACAAACGTGATGGTTCCGGACCCCGGCTTCGCATAGCTCACGGCCGCGCAAGCCTCCCGCAGGGCAATATCCGCATCCGCCACCCCGGAATATACCGACGTGATATATGGCGATTTTCCGGCTGTTACTCCCGCCACGGCAACGGTTTGAGTATAGGGGGCGTTGGCCGACCAGCCGGCGGCGGTAAGCGTGGCCTGAACGATTTGCGTCAGCTCCGCGCCTATGATCGCATGGCCGCCCATGTTCAGATCACCGGTCATGGTATCACCGGATTTTTTAACGGCGTTGTTTATCTGGGCAATAAGTGTCCCAACTGTGTCGCTGTCTACCAGAGTATTCAGCTGCTGCAAAAGGGCCAGAATTTCGGCGCGGCTTTCGTCGCTGGTATCGCGTACAGCTTCCACCAAGTCGGTCATGGTGGTCATGTTGGTGTCTTCCTGCTCCGCCACCCACGCGGCGAACTCCGCCTCTTCGTCTTCCCGGAATTTCGACAGGTCGGCAGAAATCTGCCGGTAAAAACTTGTCATGTCCAGATGTTCCACCGGAAAAACGGGCACGCCGCAAACGGATGAATCCAGCCGGGTGTCCGTTATTTGGTCCTGCGTAATCTTCGTGCAGCCAGCGGGGACGTAAATATCGCAAATCTTCAGATCAAAGGTTTCGGCGTTTCGTGTGCAGGCGGGCGGCTGCGGGGTGGTAGCATAGGCACCCTGCACGATAACGGCGTATACTTCGTTTATGGAAAGGTTCAGCCGCAGCATAAGGCTGTCGTACCGGTTCAGGCTGCCGTCAGCGGTCGCAATATCCAGCACGAACGGAGTAGAATTCACATAAACAACACCATTGATCCATGCATGGCCTGTCCCGTGGGTTATTGTCATGTTTTCGTTGGTGGCCGTCGGTGTCAGCTCATTGGTATAAACGCCGTTGCCAACAAGCAGCGCAATCGTTTTGTAAAGTTCAGACGCGGTATAACCCCGGCCATCCAAGAACATACCGTTTTCGCTGCTCTTTTCCATTTCCTTGTTCATGCTATGTTATCCTCCAAATTGTAGGTTTCCGGGGCGGGGGTTCCCAGAGTAGGAACCACGGTCATGGTATCATTTTCATAAATTTCTTCCACTTCCGTGACGCGCTGATCCATGGACACGCCCCACTCCGTTTGTCTGCCGGTCACAATGTCCCCCAAGTTCCAGTCTTCTGTATAGCGGAACTGGCTGCTTGACTTTATGCCCGCCTCAAAGCTTTGGATTCTGTTATGTTCATCCAGCTTGTCATATCCCCGCTGCGTAAGTATGGCCTTGTATTCGTCCTCTGTCTGTTCCCCTTGGGACAGATCGCGGGCATCCACCAGCAGCTCCCGGCGGTCTTCGCCGTTCGTCCGGTCAACCTCTACGATGGTTCTGTCCAGTCCCTCACCGGCGCCGCAGACAATCGCATAATTCTTGTAATTGGCTTCGTTCTCCTGATATTTGGGATCGTCAATGTTGAAATAGGCATTGGAGAAGGTAACACGGGCGTTTTCTTCCTGTCCTTCTGTCCGGTCTACACCCTCGTAGACCTCGAAGAACAGCGCCTGCACGGCCGGATCGGCGTAGACCCGGAACCCCAGGCCACCCGCTTTGGCCATGGCAGCAAGAACGGTAAAAAGGTTTTTCAGACTTACTTGACACTGAATCGTCTGGGTAAAGCCCCCGGCTGCGGCGAGTTTTACCGGCAAAGCGCGTGTTACGCGGCCGTATTGCTCCTTTACCAACGTCCGCATGGCTTCCTCAATCGGACAGTCAAAATTATAGATGTTGCGGATTCCGGCATCCTCCATAATGCAGGTCAGAAAACGCCCGGTTATGATAAGATTTCCGCTTTCAATGTCGATCCCTTCCACCTTAACGGTTTCTTTTGGCCTGTCCGGTCTTAAAATCAGTTGTCCGCACTTGACTTTTGCGAACAGGCTGGGGCTGGTATGCAGCTCAAATTCTCCAATTTTATCGTACATAGGCCGCCACCGCAGGCTCTTGTATTCGCCCAGATCGAAGCAATGAACCAATTCATTGGAGAAAAACGACAGAATGGGAGTTTCCACGGTTATGCACCTCCATAGCTTTGCCGGTGCCAAATCTGCACCTGCAGGGACTGTTCTCCGGACGCGGCGCCATATCGGAACAGGTTCTCGCCCGGGTGCAATTTCAGCCATGCGACAGGCCACACCGCTTTGTTTGTGATCTCTGTTTGCACACCTCGGCTTGCAAGCATAATGTGCATATTGGACAGGGAAGTGGTAACGGTAACGACTTCGCCGTTGTGGAGAACAAACGGCTTGGCAGTTGTCCCGATTTGCAATGTTTCCTGCCGCTTTACGTCGGTCAGAAACGGGTTTGTTACCTCGCCGGTAGCGGCAAAAACAATGCGCAGCGCCTGAGCTGTGGAGCTGGGATTCTCAATCGTGGCCAGTAAATTGGCCACATGTTCCGAAATGGCAAACGGACTGTGAAATACCAGCGGGAAACGCAGCATAGAACGCCAAGACGCCATAGTGGACAGTTCCTCTTCCGGGTCGTAGAATTTGGGATCTGAACACAACAGTTTGACGGTCAGCTCTCGAATAATGCCGGTATATGGCAGCTCCCAGCCCTCCGGGCGGTAGATGGCCACACGGCGGGAACCGTCGTCCCGCCACACTTCCAGCGTGCCGTCTACGCCCTCCTGAAAAACGGCATCCAGCTGATCGCGGATCACGTCATAGTCAGAAAAGACATAGGCGCGGATAACAGGGTGCCGCGCGTTCTGGCTTTCGCCTTCGACAGACTCGCCATCCACACCGGTGTTTTTGCTGGTCGAAATCGTGAAATTGGCCGCGCCTATGTCGTCCACACCTTCAAGAAAAACCGTGTCGCCGTACTCAAATACCATCGTCCGGCCGGTTGCGCTGTTTTTGCAAACTACTTTTTCCATAGGCTTCCTACGCTCTCTTTACGTTTTTAAGCAGCTGTCTGGTTTCGTCTCTGGTCTTCCGGGCACACTCGGCAGGGCTTAGGTCCTTGGGGCTGTAATACGAATTATATTGGTTAAATTCTGTTGGGCCGGCATTTCTGTCCACCAACTCGGTGATAATGTTTCTCAGCTCACTGTAAAAGCTGTACAGAGGAAGTACAGCTTCCGGGCCTGCTTCACCGGCACCGATGTACTTGTCACCCAAGGAACCGATAATGCGGGCACCTTGCAGAATGCCGCCGTATTTGTACCATGAAATGCCGAAGGTCGGAACCCGTGGTGGATTAAAGCCCCATTCTCCCGTAATGGAAATGTGCGGCAATTTCAATTTCGGCAGGCTCCATTCAAACTTGAAACAGTTCTTGATATTCTCAATTCCCTGCGCAACAGCAGAACGGGCGGCCTCGATCTTTTCCGAAAATGCGCTCTTGATATTATCCAAGGTGTCGGTAACGGCTGTCTTGGCGGCATTCATTTTTGACTGGAAGCGTTCGGCAATGCTGGACAGTTTCCCGTCGGTCAGAGTATCAACAAAGTCCAGACCGAAGCTGTTTGCTTCCTGAATGCCGGTCATGGTAGCCGCTACTATGCCCTTAAGCCCTCCTCCGTTTTCCTCATAGGCGGAACGAACGGCGTCAAGCTTTTCCTGCGCTGTGGTTTTCAACGCTTCCATGCCAAGGGCGGTGGTGTTCTTGACGGTATCCATAGCCGAAGTCCAGATCTGTCCCACACGGCTGTTTCTGAACTTTTCCCCTATGGCCGACAGCTTGCCGCCAGTCAGGTTGTCGATAAAGTCTAAGCCAAAGGTGCTTGCTTCCTGAATGCCGGTCATGGTGGCCGCTACCACGCCCTTGATACCTCCGCCGTTTTCTTCATAGGCGGTGCGTACAGCACTGAGCTTTTCCTGCGCTGTGGTTTTCAGCGCATCCATTCCAATGGTAGTGGCATTCTTGACGGTATCCATAGCCGAAGTCCAAATCTGGCCTACGCGGCTGTTTCTGAACTTTTCCCCTATGGCCGACAGCTTGCCGCCGGTCAGATTGTCAATAAAGTCCAGACCGAAGGTGCTTGCTTCCCGAATGCCGGTCATGGTGGCTGCTACTATGCCCTTAAGCCCTCCGCCGTTTTCCTCATAGGCGGAACGAACGGCATCAAGCTTCGTCTGTGCTGTGGTTGTCAGTGCATCCATGCCAATGGCAGTGGCATTCTTGACGGTATCCATAGCAGAAGTCCAGATCTGGCCTACACGGCTATTCTTGAATTTCTCCGCTATAGCCGACAGTTTGCCGCCGGTCAGCTTATCAATGAATGTCAGGCCGAATGTGTATGCTCCCTTTACCGCTTCCATGGCTGCCGCTGCTGCGCCCTTGATTCCGCCGCCGTTTTCCTCATAGGCGGTACGTACAGCGCTGAGCTTTTCCTGCGCTGTGGATTTCAGCGCGTCCATGCTTGCGTTCCATGCGGTTTTGATACCGGAAGCAATGGCGTTAACGCCGTTGCGGAATCCTTCGCAATGGTTATACAGCAAGACAAATCCAGCAACCAGAGCAGCAATTCCCGCCACGATCCAAGTTATTGGGCTGGTCAGCACCGTAATGGCTACACCTGCGATTTTGGCACCGGCACCTGCCAGCTGGAAGGCTGACGCGCCCGCTTTCATCGCCGCCGAAGCTCCTTGGAATGTGGTCGCAATTTTCCCGCCTGTGGTAATCAGATTACCAACAATGCTGATACCTTTACCGGCCACGGACAGCACTGGGCCGGCTGCTGCCACAACTGCGGCGAAGGTTATAACGGCCTTTTTCTGGCCTTCGTCCATGTTTTTCAGCTTATCCGTCGCTTTTTCGATAACCCCGGCAAACTGTTCAACGTATGGTGCCAGCATACCGCTGGCAACCTGACCGAAGTCCAGAGCGGCATTTTTTACCAGATTGAACGCGACCTGAGCTTTGCGGTTTTTGGTTTCCAGTTTCTCCAGAGCCGATTCTGTACCGCCTGCCCCAGCCTGAATACCGGCCAGCATTTCATTAAACTGGCTCGTAGACCCGCCTGCTTCTACAAGACCGTTTTCCACGTCGGAAACACTGTTGCCCAACAGAATCAAGCCCGCTTTTGCCGCCTCCGCAGAGCCGAACATATCCGTAAATTTCAGCCCTTGGTCATCTGCCGCGGCGCTGACAATTCCCAGCACATCGCCCAAGGTGTAGCCCTCCGCCATCAGGTCAGAGAAACCTTTCCCTGTTTCACCTTGCAAGGTTTTGGCAACTGTGCTGCCGGACTTGTTCAGCTCGTTCAGCATGCTGTTCATGTAAGTTGTGCTTTCGGCGGTAGCTACGCCGTTGGCAGTCATGAGCGCATAGCCGGCACACAGCTGGTCAAGGGATACATTCGCGGCGTTGGCGGTGGGGATGATTTTACCCATGCTGCTGGAAAGCTCTGCAACCGTCGTTTTACCAAGGTTCTGGGTTGCTATCAGGTTGTCGGAAACGTTGGTTACTTCGTTCGCTTCCAGCTTGTAAGCGTTCATGATTGTGGTCAGCAGGTCCAGAGAGTTGCCACTGTCCGCAAAACCAGCGCGGGCCAAATCAGTGGCGTGCCGTACAAAATTCACGGCGTCACCGGTCTTCTGGCCGGCACTGATCGCATTATATACGTTCTCCGCGATTTCCCCGGCCGCTATGCCGCTTTCGTCGCTCAGCTCTAGGATAGCCGCCTGCAGGTCTTCCAGAGGAACTTCCGTAGTGTTCGCAATGGTCGATACTTTGGCCATGCTGTCTTCAAAGTCCCATGCCATTTTTACGGTAGCAACTCCCGCCGCCGCAGTGGCCGCAGAGATGGGCATAAGCTTATTGCCGATACCTTCTACCGTGCTGCCAAACTCGGAAACTTTTTTTCCTGCCTGCTGCATGATTTGCCCGGCGGCTCCGCCGAACTCAACCAGCTGATCCTGCAGCCGCTCCACATTCGCGCGGGCGGCTTCCAGCTGCCGTTGGAATTCAAGGTATGCGCCCCGGTCGATATCGCCGGAAGCATACATTTTTTCTACGTCGGCCTGTGCCGCTTCCAGAGTTTTCAGCTCTTCACGGGCTGCACGTACAGAATCAGTAAGAACTTTCTGCTTTTCTGTCAGCAGGGACGCGCTGGAAGGGTTGAAATTCAGCGCCTTGTTTACGCTTTTCAGCTCTCGATTTAGGCCAATGCTCTGCTTTTTTACGGTGTCCAGTGCCTTGCCCAGACCCGTTGTATCGCCGTTAATGGTAACGGTAATTCCTCTTATTTTCTGATCCACGGGTTACCCTCCTTTCAGCCATATTTTTGGTGCAGTTTTTCCGCGTCCGGCGTTGTCTGCTGAATCCGCCACGCATCATGCAGCCATTTCCTGCCTTCTTCCGTCTGGGCATTCGTTGTCACAATGGCGTCGTGCAGTAATGCCCAGTAGGTGAATATGTCCAGTTGGTAGACATCAAACAAAGAAATGCCCGCATAATCAGCAACAATTTTTTGTCGCTGCGTGGTGATCCCGAACGGAACCCCCGCGCCATCCTTGACCGGATAGCTGGGGGTTATCAGTTTGGGTTACTGGCTTTTGTGTTGTTCATCCAGCCCAGAAAATCTTCTATCAGCGCGGACAGCTGGTCGATATTCGCCCATCCCATCAACTTCTTGCTGGTGATCCTGACGCCCTCTTCATTATCCGAAAGCAGGGCGGCCGTCACGCCGGCCATATCTTTGGGGGTGGATTCCTTGTCGGTAAATACCTTGTTGAAAATTTCCACGGCTTCCAGCTTCGGCGGGTGGACGTGCAGGATCGTGCCGTCTTCGGGGTTTTCAAATTCATAGTGCCGAACCCGGACTGCAGACAACTGAAACATAGTTAGCCTCCATCTGCTTCCGACTGGGTGGCTACCAGCTCGTCATCCAGAATGACCAGCGTACCGTCCTTGTCCAGAGTGTCGGCGGTAATCTCGGAATCAACGGTGGTCTCGTTTTCGGGCTGGAAAGCCATGGAAATGGCACCCGTATTCTTACCGGTAACGGTAATCCGCAGCTTCCGGCCATCGTCGCGGGTATGGACGAACCGCCACAGATAACGCTTTTTGTTCAGATTGGACAGTCCACCCAGCTGGAACAAACGATGGCCTTTCTTAGTGGTCTCGTCAATGCGGGCAGTCTGGATCAGCGCCTGAATGTACTGCGGCACCCAAGTGATAAGGCCGGTCTTAAACGTGACCGTCTCCTTGGTGATGATGGTCTTCTTTACACGGCCTTTGTCGTCCTGAACCGTCTGACTGTCTGCGGAGTATTCCAGAGTTGCGCCACTCTTGATATTCCCCGCGCGGTTGCTGTCGGCCTCGATTGTGACATCTTCCGGAATTGCCCCGGAAAACTCGACAATATACAGGTCGCCGCTGCCCAGAATGATCTCGTCGCTGTTGTCGATGGTGTTGGTATTGGTGTTGCTCATTTTTAGGCTCCCTTCGTTGTAAACGTAAAATGTACGGAATACGGCTCACCGTCCGGGAACCTCTCAATTTCGATGGTTCCCAGACCGGCAAGCGCTTTTCTTATTTTGCACTCAAGTGCAACGTCCTTGTTTGCAGTAAATAGGGCAATGGTCCACATGATCGTTTTCACGCACACACGCCCCAAATCGTCCCATGTGTCCTTCTCTATGGTTCTGATGACCATATACGGAAGCGGAACAGTGACGCCGTTGACCGGCACCGCTGCTTCATCTTCCCGCCGAATGCCTGTGCTGTCCAGTCTGGTTAGAACCTTCTCGCGGCTTGTCATTTCGCCTTGCACGCCTCCTCACACCTATGCTCGAATTCAGCCTGCCACTTATCCGCAGCCGGCTGAATATGCTTTTTCGGCTGCACAATGCCCTTGTGCCCTCGCTTTTTGTGCGGGTATTCAAGCAGGTGGGTAAGCTGGTAGTTTGTCGCGTTTTTGGCTGTGGCTGTTGTGCTGCCCCGCCCGTTGCGCTTGATTTCGCAGCGCCACCCTTTTTTATAAGCCCCGGTCCTTTTCGGGCTTGCCTGCCTGATATCCTTTGTCATGGACTTCCCGCAATCTTCCACGGCGGCGGACACTTTGTCCATTACATCGCCTGTGTACTCTTTCAACACGGCAGTTATCTCAGCCGTGAGGTCAAAATCTGCCACCGGTTCCCGCCTCACTTTCGTCAAACGCAATCAGAACCGTGGGATTTTCCAGAGTTAGATCGGTACATTTGGGCAATGTGTCATTGATCTTCTGAGCCTGCAATACTTTGTATTGCTGATCCCCGATGGTCACGAAAACGCCGGGTTTCACAAAGTCCATTTGCGGAATCCGAATAAGCATTTGAATGGTGTGTCCGGCTTGCTCAGCGTCAAAATTGCGGCGTTCGCCGACCGTGCGCTCCCTGTAGCGTACACCGGACAGCCGCAGAACAGGCCGTTTTCCGCCGTCCAGCTGCCACAGTTTGCAAACGCCGTCCGGGAAGGATTCAAACTGTACTTTCTTCTTTGCCACAGCCGAATCCCTCCGCAAGACGCAGGTTTACAATTTCCGCGCGGTAGTCCTCTTCAAACTCCGCCCGGCGATTGTTTGCCAGATACCACACGCATTCTATCAGCAAGCCGCGATATTCCGGACCGGTCAGGTCAAGATCAGGGCTGCCCGCCCTGGCCCGGAGAAGCGCTTCCGCTTCCTCAATGGCAGCGTTCACATTGGCGCTTTGGGCTTTGTCCGGCTCCCATGTATAGTTCATACGGTTGAGCGCAAGCTTGTAAACCTGCTCCTTTGTCAATGCTGCCATGAGTTAGCCTCCTTAGCCCGTCTGGGCCTTGGTGTTCACAGTGTTAGTAACGGTGGTGGACACAGTACCCGCAACCTCCACAATGGTGCTGACGATGCTTTCCAGTTCGGAAACGTCCAGCAGCAAAAAGGCGTACTTGTCCATGGGGCAGCCATTGCCCTGGAGCTTGGCCTTGTATGCACGCTGATCTTCCAGGAACTTGACGGAATCGTCGGGAATGATGGTACCCTGCTTACCGGAAGGACCTACGCCGATGAAGTAGTACGGGGCAATGCCGATGACGGCCTCGCCTTGCTCAAGGGCGGAACTCTGGAAGATTTCGGCGGGGATGGGCAGCACATTGGTCACGTACTGGCCGCCCACCAGCAGCGTGGTAGCCGCGAAAACCTTTTCCCAGTAGTCGAATGGGTTGAACACGACGATAACGTCGCGGGGATCGACGACGCGGGCAGTCTTGCCGGTGCTGTCGTTGGGATCGCGGGCAAGCTTTTTCAGCAGCGCGCCCATGGTTGCCGGGTCAAGCTTCTTAACCTTGACGGGGGTCTGCTTGGCGTAGCCGGTGGTGGGGCTGACGTCGGCCGCCATGTCCCGGATCATGCCGATAGGCTCGTCTTTGCCAGTGCCGGCCACGGCGCCGGCCTCGCAGGCGCAGGCGATTGCTTCGGAAAGGGTTTCCCGTGCATAGGCATCCATCCATTCCGGCCCCAGTTCCACCAGGTCCATGGAAATGCACAGAAATGCCGACAGTTTGCACATGGTCAGGGCGATTTCCTGAACGCCGCCCTCGATCTCCTTCTGCACCGCTCCGGTGATCTTGCCCCAAGCGGCCAGCTGAGCGGGCTTGGCGTTTACCAGAATGCGGCTCAGATAAGCCGTGCTTACAAAGTTCAGCTTATCCAGAAGCGGGTGGGTCTTCTTGATGGTGCCGATGATCCGCTCAATAACGGTTTGAGGCATGGCAACCTCATAGTTGGCCACAGCGGCGCGGGGGTCGCTTGCCTTCAGCGCAGCGGCCAGCCCTTCATAATAGGCGCGTTCGTCCGCAGTCAGCACGTTTGCGCCGCGGGCGGACAGGATAGCGGCGTCCTGATTTCTGGCGTCGATCTCTTCGGCGGCTTTCTGGAGGACTGCTTCGTTCATGCCATCGAAAAAGGCAGTCATGGCCTCAGCCATCTGTTCAGGGTTACCGGACTTAAAAGCAGCGGCAAGGGTGGTTTCATGCTGCTTTTTGACCTGCGCGAACAGGTCTTTGCTTGTGATTTTCATTTGTTTGTTCCTCCGTTTACTTAATCATTGCTGCAAGAATGTTGTTCAGGCAGCTGGCTTCACTTGCTTTCTGAGTTTGCAGCTTCCGCGGTTCTTGGTGGCCCACTACGGCGGAAATCGCCGCCGCCATGGCCGCGGGCAGGGTGGAAATATCCCGGCTTTGGAAGGCTGCGTGCGCACCCTGATACTGTTTGGCGGCTGCGGTCAGGTCTGCGTCCTGTTCCGCGTATTCGTCAGCAAGGCCGTATTGGATGCACATTTCCGCAGACAGCCAAGTTTCACCGTCCGTCAGTTCTTCCAGCTTTTCCGCGGGCAACTTGTCGCCAGCCTTGACGATATAGCTTTGCAGCATGGCTCCGTTGATAATGTCCAGATCGTCCGCACTCTTCCGCAGTTCCTTGGAATTGCCGTACACGCCCCAAGCTGCGTTATGTACCATCATAGCGGTGTTACGGGGCATAATTACCTTGTCTGCTGCCATCGCAATAACGGACGCGGCAGAAGCTGCAACGCCGTCAATGTATGCCACAACGGTGGCCCCACAGCGGCGCAGGACGTTATAAATGCCCAGCGCTTCCTTTACGCTGCCGCCCCAACTGTTTATGTACAGGTTGATGGTGTCGCCGGCCTGTGCATCCTTCGTGTTTTCCACGAAATACCGCTGGCACGTTGTGCTCTCCACTGCCTCCCAAGAATATGTATCCCAGTTGAATCGTTCACCGTCCGGCTTTATGTCGTCGGTGATGTAGAACTCAAAAATTCGACCAGCAGCCAGAGCCTTAACCTCGTGGCGCACTTTCATGGGAATATAAATCATGTGTTTTCACCTCCCTTCACCGGGGCGTTTACCGCCTCCATATTTTTGGTGCGGTGGTATTCATCTGCCCACGGCTCCGAAATCGGGTCCATATTGAGCAGGCCACGGCCTTCGTTCGTGTTTACTACGGCATCTTGGATAAGCTTGTCCAGCTTGACCGCCACGTCGAAAATATCAACCACACGAACGTGGGTCATGTCGATACGTATACGCCAGCCGTTCAGGATTTCCCGGCCGTACTGCTTCCTGTTGGCCTCGTTTTCCACGGTAAGCACTGCCGGCTTTACGCCGAATGTCAGCAGGTTTTGGACGGCTTCGTCTTGGTTGGTAACGTCGCCGCGCAGCAGGCAGGGCGGGCAATGGTAGGCGTTGCAAGCACGATCCTGCGCCTGCCTGACAAGGCTTTCCATGTCACCGACTTCACCGTTCAGCTTCTGAGAAGCTGGGCCGCTGTCCGGGGTATAATCGTAGCCATCAAACAATGGGATAACCGCGTTTTTGCTCTCAAAGAACGTTTTGAACCGATTTTGCATCAGTCTGGCCACGTTTTCTTCGTAATTTTTGTCTTTTGTGGCATTACCTGTGATTTTCAGCACGCCGCTGCGGCCACCGCTATGCTTGTACTTGTCCAGAGCTTCGGCTAACGCCTCGGAATACAGGCTGTTAAACCTGCGCAGAAGACTTGCAGTGTCCTGACTGGCAAGGTGAAAATAGAAGATCTCGTCCTCTGTTTTGTAGCTGCTGACCGTCAAACCGTTGCACGTGATTCCGCTATACTTGTTCGGCTTAAAGGCGAATTCCTCACGGCTGAAACTGTCCGCAAGGTACAAGCTACCATCTGCCCGCTGGAATACCAGCGCTTCATTAAACCGCAGCAGCCGGGCAAACAGCAGGCGGCGGAAGAAAAAAGCGTTTTCGTTCTGGTTCGGCTCTACATTCCACCGGAACCAGTCTTCGCCGCGCTGATACTGACCATTCTGGTACGTTCTCCATTCGCACATTGCGGCCGTGGACGCCACCAAGTCGATGACGGAGAAAAGGGCAATTTCTTCAACATTCAGACGCGAGATCGCCGTGCCCTGCATTCCGTCCTTCACCAGAATGTTGCCGCTTTCATCCCGCTTCCCGAAGTCCACCAAGTCGGCCAGAAAGTCCGTAAACCTCATTGTTTCAACTCCTTTCCAAAATCAGAAAACAAAGACGCCCGGCAGTTTGTCCACATCCGGCAGTACCTCGAATATGTCCTCGTGCTTTGTGGCCACAATGAAGGCCGCCACAAATGCCATAAAGCCGTCTGTTTTTCTGGTTTTGGGTTCGATTTTCTCAAAAGTAATATTTCCGTTGCTGTCGATCTTCCGGCATGCGTTATTCGTGTACCACCGCATTGTCATGGAATCACCCCAGCGAATTTTATGGGAAATGAAAGCGCTGGTAATGATTGGCGCCACCTCTGAAACCTCCGGCCGGTATGTCAGCTTGATGTTTCCTTTTTTGGGGTCTGGATCCCAGCCTCTTTCTTTGAATGTTTTGCGCATGAGGGCTATACGGAAGTGATCGATTGCGCCGAATCGAATATTGTTTTCCAGCGCCTGCGCTTCGATCCAGTCCGCCGGGTAGTCTGCCGGTATTTGCGGCTCGTCCACCAGAGTGGCTTCCCCTCTGGAAACAGCTTCCAGATACGGGAACTGAATACGCGGTAGGGTAGCGCTCTGGGTACATATCCAGCTATGAGCCTTCCAGCACCAGATTTCCCCGACCTTCCAGAGAATGCCCGCCGCCACAAAGTCCCGCGTATCTGCGTAGTCAATACCGAATACCGCCGTCGGCGCGACACCCGGATCCAATGGCGGGTATGGCTGATTTGCCGCCAGAATATTTTCCCATGAAGTTACTTCCGTTTCCGTGTTCCCTTGGGGGCGGTTCATGCGCTTTGTAGCGAAGGAAGAATGGCTGGCCGGGTCTTTTTTGTACTCGTTGTATTCAAGCAGGATTTCCTCGCGCAGCTCTTGCCGGGTGGGATCATTCAGGGAAGGGTTTGCCTTTGCCCACGTCTTCGGGTCGTGGATTTCGTCGTCGCTGTCCAGACGGCAGAAGAAATATAACCAGCCGTTGTCTGGCTCCGTACCTTCCAGAACTTTCAGCCCCGCGGTCATGTACCGGTCTAACGGGCCGTCTCGTACATTGCCTTGGGTGGAAATGTAGGTTCTTCGGGGCATTGGCCGCTTGCCAAGGCCCGTGACCGCCACGTCAAGCAATGCGCTGTTCACATATGCGTGCAGTTCGTCAAAATCGACCTTTCCGGGTCGGCCGCCGTCCTTGGAATTAGGGGCGCGAGTGTAGTATTTAATGCGGCTTTTGGTCTTCCTGTTTATGATTTGCTCTTTGTTCCAAGTGAAATACTTCTCAAAATAGCGTTTGTCGCTTTCCAGAATATCGTAAATGTCGTCGAACGTGGCCTTTGCCTGATCCTCCGAATTGGCAAACATGTCTATGTTGTATTTCTCAATGCCGTTGATCGGGGTAATTAAACAAAAATCCTCGAAGGCAAGATAGCCGTTTTTCCCGGCTCCGCGCCCCACGACAATGATTAGAATAGGCCACCGCAGACGCCCGGGGGCTTTGTACACGCAGTTATGAAGTGCGAAACAGAAGGTTTCCCACTCCAAAAGACGGTACGGGAAATATTTCTGCTGATCCATGTACCGCTCCAGCTGCGCTTCGTCCACGTATATGCTTTCTTCCTGAAAAACACGCTCCACATAATCGACAAGGAGCAGCTGATCCCGGCACACCGGCACGGTGCCGGACCTCACCAGTTCTATGTAATCCTGAATATAGCGGGTCACAGATTGCCGCCGCTTTCATCCGGAGGCGGTACTGTATCCGTCCTCAGATCCAGTTCCCGTAGGATTGTAAGTTTTTGCTTGTTGAAAAGGGCTGCCGCCTTGATTGCCGGGTTTTCTTTGTCGTATTCTTTTCCGGAAGCGCTGGTGGCTTTTATCGTCATCCCGTTTTTACGGACTTCGGCCTGGGCTTTCTTTTCTTGCTTGTAGTAAAAAACGTAATCATCAATAAGGGCAAGAAAGTGTTCCACGTTCGCGCCCCGGTCTTCCAGCTGCCTGATAAGGCTTTTCTTTACGTCCTCGGCGGTCATTTTCTCAGCCCCTTTCTGACCGATTTCCGCGTTTCCCATTACGCGCGTGCGCATACACGCGAACATATTATGCGGGGGCGGTTTTTCCCGTTTTTTTCGTTGTGCGCGCGATTCAGCGGTTTTGTCTTCCCTGGGCCTCGGTTTCCAAGGCGGGCGGGATTTCGCTTTCAGGGGGTGGGGGGTGCCCAGGCTACCACCGTTCTTCTGTCACGGGAAGTTTTCGTTTATGATGTTCTTCCCAGTGGCACCCCGGGCAGATAATCACAGTGTTGAGCTGCCCCCTGTCGTCGTACTCGGACAAGGCCAAGTCCGGTCTTTGCCTTATCTCATTGCGATGGTGGACAACAGCGACCGGGCGGCGGTCGTTACTGTCTCGCTTCTTTTCCCATGGCTTGCGCAGCGGCGTGAGAACAGCAGGCACCTTCTGTTCGCACAGCTGGCACCGGCACGGCTTAGACTTGAGCAGCTTCAAACGGAAGCGCTTCCATTGCTTTGAGTTGTAGAAATCACCCAGCTGATCCTTTGCAATCAACTGCAAAATCCAGTTTGCGGGCCAGCTGTCCGGATCATACGGCAGTGACACCCTCTCACCGCCTCCCATGCAAAAAGAAAGCCGCAGGCTTCTGACCTACGGCTTTCGGTTTATTCTGCCTCGGTTTCCCGCGGCCTTCTTGTTATACAGAATAGCACACTGTCCTTGTACACTTCAAGAAAGAAAAAAACTTTTTTTCACACTTTTGTACACTTTTTATCACTGCTTCTTCACGGCATCTGGCAGCCTGATATAAAGCAGCGCCTCGCCGTGGGTGTTGGTTGCCCAAGTTCGGGATTTGCCCGCCGCTTCCGCTGCGTCCTCCCAACTCATGCCATCAATGTACCGGCGCATCAGCAGCACCTTTTGGTCTGCTGTTCTTGCCATTTGGATAAGGGACAGAACCCGCCTCTTTGCTTCTTTGGCGTACTGTCTGGCTTCCCGTTCGTTTTCCTCCGCTGTCTCCATCTCCATGGAAACGGACACGGTAGGGTTGCCAATGGCTTTGGTTGGCAGCTCTGTGTTGCTGCTGGGACTTCGGTAGATAAATGCGCCGTTCAGTTCCCGAACCTTGCCTGTCCAGTAATCTACTACCTTCAAGGCTTCCAGATACTCGTTGAGCGCCTCTTTCTTCTTTTCGTTCTGTTCACGCTTCTGGCTACTGTTCTTCATCACAGCGCCCCCTTGCTATGATCTCCGCCCAGCGCCGGGCTGGCTGCTTGCCGGTCTTGACCCAGTGCCGTGCCATTGCCCCGGTGATTTTGTCGAACAGCAGATCCACAATAGCCAGCAGGATAATAACGAATGCGGCAAGTAGCAGAACCGCCACAATGACGGCGGCAATGCCCCCAAGGACGGAACCGATGAAGGCGCAGGTGTCGAACCACGCCGCCACGAAATTAGCCCACATTGCTGCCGCCTCCTTCCAGATTGGCAATGATCGCAGACAGCGCCCCCCGCAGAGCATTCAGGAACTTTTCTGCATTTTCTATGCTGGTCTCCCGCATGGTCTCCGTAATGGCTTTCATATCTTCGACCTTCTGCTGCAGCTGCTCAAACAGCATAAAGAACCGGACGGCGTTCTCGTCGCTGCTGGCTTCCATCTGCTTTGCCATGGTTTCCGCCCGGCGCTGGGCCTCTTCCTCCGCCTGCTTGGCCTGATCCAGTTTTGCCCGGTACTTGGCTTCCTGCTGAGCCGCTGCCGCCTTGGCGGCTTCCTCTCTGGCTTGGGCTACCTGCTGCCGGGTTTCTGCCTCCGCCTGCTTTTTGGCGTCAGCCTTCACCTTGCGAACCTCCGCCGCCGCGGCCTGCTCTGCCTTCAGCACTGCTTCACTCATTGCAGCTTTGTGCTTGGCTTCCAGTTGGGTACGTTCCTCGGCGAATGCCGCAGCCATTTGCTGCCGGGTTTCTTCCTCCGCCTGCCGCCTGATCTCGTCGGGGTCAATAGGCTCCGCCTCAACCTCTGCCACGGCTTCCGGCTCCGTCTGGAAGATAGAAAGCTGCTGCGCCATGGCGTCCCGCTCTTCAACCAGCTTTTTCAGCTCTGCAACGGTGATGTTTGCCAGAGCTTCCCCGGTCAGGTCTTCCCGCTCCTCCGGGTTCAGTTTGGCCAGCAACGCCAGCTTGGTGACGCCTGCGGCGGCGTTTTCCTCAATCAGTCTGGCCGGTAAGCTCTCGACCACCTGAATGTAGTTATATGCCTGCCGCTGCTTGATTCCCACCGCCGCTTCTGTGTATTCGGCGAAGGAAGCGAACCCCAGATCTTTATAACGGCCGCTGTCCCGCATACGCTTGAGCTTTCGCCCCAAGTCCAAAAGACTATTGACGGCGGTCTTCGCCGCCTGAACGATCTCGAAGTGCATGGCAGCAGCTTCCTGCTGTTCGGCGGTCAACCCCGCCACATTGTTCAAAATAGCAAGTTGTTCCATTTGTTAAACCTCCATTTACGCAATCTCTTTTTGCTTTTTCTTCGGCATGACCCACGGATTCAAAATGGTTTCCGTCCAAGCTAAAACAAAATCCTGCACCTCTTTGGGAATGCACAAATGTGTGCCGTTGGGAAGCATTTCGTTTCGATATCCATGGTTTTGAATGATCTTCTTTGTCTTCAAGTCAACATTCAGCGTGTACCAGCTCCTTTCCGTGCGGCGCTCATGCCGAATAAACAGAATGATCCTCCCGGAAGCGTGGCTTTTTGCGTACCCGCCTACACAATGTTTCAGTGTTGCCCCCTCCTGCACCAGTTCTTCAGGGGTGGCCGCCGGCCGAATGATGATCCCATTATGTTTCCATGTGAGGCCTTGGGCAATGCGGCTCATTTCTTCAAATTGCTCTTTTGTCCTCCGGTCTGTCGTGTACCGTGCGGCCATGGCCACCCGGTCATGTGCTGCCCGCAGTCTAGGCGGCCAGAGGATAACGTCCTGAGTTACATCCTCGCCCAGATTATGCACTGCGCGGATATAGTCCCGGTACGTATATGCCTGCTCATTTTGCCGACGCAAATACCGTGCTGTTTTCAAAACCTTTCCCCTTATTTCCTGAATTTCGGCAAGGGTTTTTATGCTCGTGACGCCAATAAGCGCGAATGCCTCAGCCACTTCCTCCGGGGTAAGTTCCTCTTTGCAGGCTGTAAAAGCCTCCCACTCTTCCAGCTTCCACCCGGCTTTCTGAATCCACCGCAGCTGTTCCTTTGTGACGCCAAGCATTTTGGCTGGCTTGGCCTGCTTCCAGTCAATCCATGCAATATTCGGCGTTGGGCATTCCATGCGGCCTCCGTAATAACCGCTTACTTTTGCGCCTTTCTCAATCGCCGAACCGATAAGTTTCCCCAGTCCGGCAGTAATCAGGTTTTCAACATTCCGGTGCCGCAGATACAGGCGGCTATAGGCCAGTGGGTAAAACAATCCGCTTTCATAAGCTTGTGCTTTATAATCCCAGAGCTTTGCGTTCTCCAGAACGGTGCCTGAAAGGTCCGGCGTTCGCCAGTACATAATCGGGGCGCACATCGTATCTACCGCGCGGCTCAGCTGCTGCCAGCCGCCCAGACTGTACCAGCCGCCACCGAAGCCGCGCCGGTATGCCACCAGTTTTACCACCTTCTTCCCGTCAATGACGTATGCTTCAAACGGTACGGCGCTGTAATGCACAGAACGCTTGTAGATACGCCGCTCGGCGCAGAACACTGTAAAGACAGGATAGCTCCCGCACACGGTCGGCACTGTAATAAACGTCTGATCCGTGTGGCCGTGATTCATTGCGGTAGCGCTTTTCAGGGTGACGTTTTCCCCGCAGGCAGGGCAGTGCATTTCTGCCCCGTCTTGATATTCTCCCGTTGCATTGTTGAAATCATCCTCAATTCCAATTCCGGATGATAAACCATAGCCGTGGCAAGACTTCGCTGAAATCCATTCCGCTACACTCTCACGGCCGCATTCTGAACACCATAACAGCGCAGGGCGCTTTTTCCTGTCCCTGCGATAGTCTCCGCCGAAGTCCTCGCAATACCCTGCCACTTCTGCCTCTTCATGGCTGGCGGCTCGATAGCTCAGGACCCCCTTGCGGAATCGCTCACATTCTTTTTCAATGCAGGCGAACAGATCCTCCGGTGCTGTTTCAGGTATCAGTCTGCTGTAATCCATTGTTCAGCCCTCCCTCACAGAAAGTCGGCAAGACTGACTTTTGTTTGTTTTTGTGCCAGTTTGGCGTATGCCGTAAAATCAGGCCCATTTGCAAGGTCAATCCCTACCATCGGGATTCCGTAAAATTCCCGGATAATGCGGTCGGCCTCCGTGGGCGGGCAGCAGCCTTGATTCCCGTGACGGTGCTTGCTGGCATAGTCTGCTATTTTCTTCTCGCAGTCCTCCACGCTCATGCCCTTAGTGCCAAGGTCCTGCAGGACAATCTCAGCAGCAGAAGGCGGGGCGCTCCTGAGAATGTCTTTCAGCTGTTCACCCACGAAATAAGGGGTGCTGTCCTTTTCCATTTTGCTCTGCTGTTCGGTGATCGCCTCAATGGCTTTTTCTAAAGCTGTCATTGTTCTTGTCCTCCCGTTTTATGTATTCTGTGAACCGCCACCCGTTTGGCCGGGCTATATTGTCGATGAACAGGCGGCGCCTGTAAATATAATCCCTCTGGTTTTTGCGGATTGCTTCATGTTTTACCTCTACGGCTTCCACGTCCCCGCTTTTGTAGTAAATCAGAAAATCAGGTGTGTAGTGGGCAGCCGGAAGGGAAACGCCGCAGTATTCCGCTTTTGGCAGCAACTCAAACCGGACGTGCCGTTCTACGTGATCGATTTCCCCGGCCAGCTCTTTAGGCCAGATGAAGGCTGTGTAATATTCCTGTTCCAGCTTGCTGCCTTCGTCCGTCGCCGATCCGGCTCTGGCTTTTTTCTGCTGCTTGTCCAGCTGACGCAGTTTTTCAATAACCTGCCGCTGGGCAGCTGGGCCTAAATCCTGTAATCTAACTCCCACACGGTCGCCCCCTTCGCTCCGGTATCCTGTGCATTTTCAGAGATATGGACCAGCCCCAATAATCGTTGTATTCCGCTTGGGCCTCTTTCAGCTTCCAGCCGGGGTATTTCTTTTCCCAGAACTCGGGGCTATGCAGCTTGGTGGGGTCTTTTGCTATGCGCTCAATGCCCCGCCGGGTGTATTTGGAATCGTTCGGGGTCGGTAGTATCGGGTCTCTAATGCCTCGTGTCCGCCGCCACCTGTGCTTCCGCTTCGGGTATTTCATCAAGTAGTTGGCCAGCGCTTCAAGACTGCTTTTGTCCATTTGCAGGCGGTCGGCGTTGGTCGTCCCCATCCGCTTTTTCTTCCGAACCCAGCAGCCTTCTATCTCGTCGCGGGTAAGCTGGCATTTCAAAATGACGTGATGGTGAAAACGGACGGCCTTCTGCCCTGTGTCCGGGTCTGCGTCTTGGTGTTCCGTCACTGTAATGGCTTCCGGGGCGGGCAACCCTCTGGCTTTGCACTTTGTCCGTAGCCTGCGAAGGAAGTTGCTTATGTCCCGGTCTGCCTCTTCCTCTGTCTTCGGTAAGAATTCATCGGAATAAGTCAGGCTGGTATGTGTGTCGGCTTCTGTGAAATTGGTATTCAACAGGCGGATGAACCACTTGCGGGCGCGTTTGGCATTATGGCCGTCCCAGTGTTCCGGGTTCTTACCCCGAAAGGGAACAGGGGTTACTTTCTGTTTTTCCCGCTGCCGGCTTTTCTGATCCGTGCCTACTGTATAAATCTCTATTTCCTGATATACGGCGTTCTGCTTGGTTTGCCCACAAACATACCGCCTTTCCCTCTGTACCGTTTTCATGCGGCACCCTCCTATATGTTTCTGGGACGGTTCTGTTTTTATCACCCCATACAAGCCCTTCACGCTGCCCTCTGGCAGCACCTGCGAAGGGTTTGCCCACAATATAAATGCAGGCATGTTTGACCCTTGGCACTTATGGAACCCCGGTCATTTCCGCGGCCGGGCTTCTTTTTTGCCCTTTGCAGTTAAATGCAAAGGGCTTTCTGTCTTTCCTTTTCAATCCATGCGGCGCCTTCCGCCCGGTGCGGTTCGTCATTATCTATCAGAATGAACGACCGACCGGCGCGGATCGCGGCCACCCCGGTGCTTCCGCTTCCTGCGAAAAAATCCACCACCAGCCCGCCGGGATTTGTGTGTGTCCTGATGATCCGCTCTGTAATGTCTACAGGCTTCTGACAAGGGTGGTGCTTCTGACCGGACTGTGCCTCCTGACTGATCCATATGTTGCAGTGGTTCGCATCCAGATTGTGGACGAACCGGGCGGCATTGGCTTCCTGAATCTGATCGGCATAGCTGGCCATTGCGTTATTCCGTTCTGCTTCCAGACTTTCAAAAGTCCTGTACCCTTCCCAACTGTCACAATGGAACGCCGCCACAATTTTGAGATATGTTTCGCGGGTAGGCAAAAGCCATTGCGTACTACCAAAACGGAAGCAATGGTCGGCGGACTGGCCTACGGTTTCAATTATCTGACGCTTGGTGGCGCCTGTGTATTCCAGTAGGCGGCGGAAGTAGTCGCGCAGTGAGCCGAAGTTCTCGGTGTTCAGCTTGGCCAGCTCAAGCCCGGTTTTGTTCCATGCGGTGCCGGCTGTACCCTTTACAAAGAACACGCAGAATTCGCCGATGTTGAACCAGCTGCGCAGGGTGTTGCCCGGGCCGGGGTTTACCCATATCTTTCGCCTGTGGTTGGGCTTGACCCATATTCCCCATGTAGCGAACCGCATATCTGTATTGCGTTCCAGCCAGTCACAAAGCCACGTGATCTTCTGTAGGTCGTTGTGCCAAAAGCCCAGCGTTCCATTTTCTTTGAGAATGCGCTGGGCTTGTATGAATGCCCGACCCATGAAGGCCATATAATCGGCCCTGCCCTCGAAACAGTCCCATGCTTTGTCCTTGCCCATGTAATAGGGCGGGTCTATCAGGACCATGTCCACGGTTCCGCTTTCAATGGCAGGAAGCAGCTGGAAGCAGTCGCCACAGTAGTAGCGTCCGGGTTGCAGCGGGGAAAAATCATAGTAGTACCAGAACCGGGCAGGCTCATGACTTTGATGATCCATGAGCCGCCACCTCCAATATTTCGCAAGCCTTGTCGTCCAGATAGCACCAGCTTTGCGGTGGGCGCTGGAACCCCAGATCCGAAATAGGCAGCGGGGCGGGGAAGCGGCAAGGGTACTTGACCTCCCAGCCGTATACCCAGCCGCCTTTCCCGTAGTCTGTAAGGTATTCCATGCTGACCTGTGCACGTCTGGAAATTTCTTCCAGATATATGCCGCGGGTGCCTGCGTAGCTGCTACATTCAAAGTACCCTGTTATCGCTCCCAGCCCTCCGGCGCTTTTGCTTTCGTACAAATAGACCCGGAATGGATACTTTGCGGAATTTTCCCGGCAACGACGCCTTGGGACTGACTTCCGCAGTTCTACCGTTTTTGTCCCGGCGTAGATGTTGGCCGCATGTACTGCCCGAATCGAAAGCAGAACCGCCCAGCCTTTTGCAGTCTCTTCCACCGTCACCACCAGCGCTTCCCACTTAAGAAATTGATAGCGTCCTGCTGCGGGTCGTCCGCCCGGTATCGGCAATGTCTCACAAAGATACGGGACGCTCTACCCGTTATAAGCAGACCGCCGTCGATCCACTGCACAATTCTTCCGTGGTCCAAAAGCATACCGGCCGTTTCGCTTGGGACAAGCATACAGCTGTTGTTCCGTTCCTCCTGCCAAACCTCCATGCTTTCGTACATAAGCCGGGTGCGGTGGGTGGCAATAATTCGCTCATCGGGGTTATGCTTCGGGAATTTCTCCACCATATCGAAGATAACGGTGTTGGTTTCCTTTTTCTTGACTTTGAAAGCCTGCCCCACCTCTGGCAGACCCTTCATGTGTTCCGCTACCAGACCGAAGATTTTGGCCGACACATTCTTCCATCCAATTTCCACCATCCAGTCGTTTGCGCTCAGAAGGAGGATGCTTTCGCTTTCCGGGTCGGCCTCGATCTCCGCACGTCTGGCCACGGTGTAGCCCTGCCCCTTGTAGTCCTCGCGCATTGCCCGCAGAAGGGCGCTTTCATTTATGACCATAGCTCTTGCAGCCTCCTTAGCTCTTTTTCAGCGTCGCCCCGGTTCAGGAAGACAGTCTTGCCCAGACGTTTCAGATCATTGGGACGGAAAAGCCCGGTTTTCAGCGTGAACACGTCGCGGGTGCTGCGTCTCCGATGAACCACCACATAGACCGTTACTCTGGCGTGTTTCAGAACTTGGAGAAGGCCCGCTTTCTCTTGCAGGCACAAGGCATTGAACGCCACCAGATCGGTGATCGCTTCGGTGGCAGCGTCCACTAGAGCAGCATTGTCACCCGGTTTGCAGGAATCATTAAGTGGGCAGGCTTTACAGCTGTCTGCCCGGTAATTGGCACCGCAGAGCGTCAGAGCGGTGAGAACTTCCGAAATACTCTTTCCCATGGCGTTACCCTACCAGTCCGACAATGCCCAGCACGACAGCAAGGGCGGTGATTAGAAAGACAGCCACCACGCCCACGATGCTGCCCTGCTGCTGGTTGGCGGCTGCCCGCTGGGCAGCAATGCGCCGGGCTTCCTCAACGGGGACGATATACCCCACGGTTCTGGTCACTTCCACGTTCAAGCGGTGATTCCGGTTGACCATGTCGATTACTTCCTGATCTTCTCTGTTGTCTATGTACTGCATGGTATTTCCTCCTTATTTTTGGGGCTTATCTTCTGCCCCGTCTGTTCTTTCTGATTTCACCCAAGGTGTAACTCAGAAGTTCCGATTCCCGGCGCTGGGTTTCCCTTATACGGGCGCGGTCTGCACGGAAAGCCAGAAATTCCGGCTTTTGACAATGGTCGGAACACGCCGGGTATCTGTCCGGGCAGCCCTTACATGGTGCATGTCGTGTGTCTGCCACCGTTAACCCTCCTGCATTTCTTCAAACCAAAAGTAATAGAACGGCCTGACCCCGGCAGTAGGGCAAACAGTTTTCAACGGTTCAATAACGGTTTTTGCTGATTCAATAACGGATTCTGGCCAGATCGGCGCAAAGTAAGAATCAAGTGTCGGAATACTGTCAAAACACTGCCGTTCATTTCCGTCAGGTCTTTCTATAACCATTTCATATACTGGTTGGCCGTTGTGGATCTTCACGTAGTCAAGTCTGGCTTTCCGCCGGGCACCATTCCGCTTTGGCTTCAACTCCAAACCGAACATGTAGTCGTCCTGCATATCCCAGCACCAGACGGGTGGTTCGATCTTGATCTTGGGCTCATACGTCCAGCAATTTGACCATGGGCGCGGGCCTGCTCCTAAGCGGACATTGTACGGGTGCCTTTTTGTCAACTGCTCCGGCCTGTCAACACTCATAGCGTCACCCTTGTGCCCCATCCGATCCGCCTTAATTGCGTATAGGTACGTTGTGCGCTCAAACCCCAAATCCCACAATGTAAACGCTTCTCCTAGGCGGCACGGCGCCCAAATTTCAGAATCCCAGCTCATACCCAGTCTTTCACGGGTTCCCAGCCGTTGCCTTGGTCAATCTGCACCGATTCAATATTGATCGGGAGACCGCTATACCAGTCTCTTGTCTTGGTTACGGCTTCCTGAGCGGTGGCTGCCTTTATTTCATCGAAAACAGTAGGCCTTGCCCCGCTGGTCTGCTGATAACTAAAACCAACTTTGTATTCATTCATGCGGCCGTGTCACCTTCTTTTTCCTGCGCTCCCGATTTCCGGCGGACATGGCGATAAAGCCGCGGAGCAAATTGTCATTTTCGTAAACAACGATTCCGCTTGTCGTAACTACCCAATGGAACTTTGTCCCCGCACAGTCGGAACAATCCGATATTTCCTTGATTCTGAATCCAAGCTCCCGCAGGAAACGCGCAATTTCCTGCACGGTGCCGCAGTGCGGTGCCAACCAGTCCACTTCACTGCCTTTCGGTGCGTTCTCGGCTCTGTATTGCAGCTCACACCGCATTAGGTGACGCTGCAATCCCTCGTTAAATTCTCGGCCTGTCATTTTTGAGCTTCCTCCGTTCCTTCTCGATAAGGGCTGCAATGCGCTGCCCGGTTTCGGTCTTTAACCACCGTTCTGTTTCCTCTGGGGATGCCCAGAACTTCCCTCGGCAAATACCCGCCACCAGCAGGGCGGCAGCTTCGCTATTTACCCGCCCCATGGCGGCACCTCCTTACATTGGTGTTGATTGTTCTGCGCTTCTCTGATAGAATCACCTCAAAAGGTGGTGATCTAATGAAGCTAAATCCTGATTGCATACGCGCCGTTATGCTCCAAATTGAAAAAGAATGGGCAATAAAAGACGATGGACACGGTCACATGGAGTTCGGCTCTCTTGGCCTATTGCAACTCTGCAAATCTTTGCCAGACTATACCAAGGAAGACATCTTTTATACGCTCTACAACCTTGAACAGGCAGGGTACATAAAGGCGCAAATCTCATGGAGCAACGGCACGGTTTATAGGTGCGTGGTCAATTACATGACCTATACCGGACACGAATTTTTGAACGGCATTCGTGATCCGAAGCATTGGGCTGTAATTAAATCCGGTATAAATGCTGTGCGGAATTATTCGCTTGATGCTATAAACGCCATTGCGGGAGGCATTACCAGCGCGGCCATATCTGCGTACATTGAAAAAGCTGGAGTTTAGTTACTCAACCGTTTCCCAATCCTCTGCCGCAAGGTCTCCCGCTGTTGGCTGCCACCCGCTGCGGGGGCCTTCTGCACTCACGCTCTCCACAACACAGCCGTCAGGGCTGTTTGTGGGGAGTATTTTTATGCTTACCGCTACCGGATTTACCGTGATGTACCCCCAATCGCGGCGGGTAATATACGGCTTTTCGTGTGTTCTGGCCATGATTGCTTCGTGGATATTCACCGTGTACACCTCCTTACGCCGTTTCTGGTTTTGCAAATAAGTCCGCCACGCTACAGCCTAAAACTTCCGCCAGTTTTGGCAACTTGTCCGCCCTAGGCATACGGGCGCCGGTTTCCCACATGGCTACAGCGGCCTGTGTGGTCTCCATGAGCTTTGCAAGCTGGGCTTGGGAAATGCCCTTTTTGATTCTGTACTCTCTGATTGCCGTCATTTTTTCAATCGCCTCCTTATCAATCACTATGTGTGATTACTATAGCATCACTAAGCGTGATTGTCAACACTAAATGTGATAATTTTCTAAAAACCCTTGCTTTTATAACTCTTTGTTATTATCATATGGAAAAGGGGTGGTTCTGTGTTTAGAGTTGAATTGAAAAAACAGCGTGAGACGGCTGGATTGTCTCAATATAAGCTTGCTGAGAAAATGGGTGTATCTCAAGCGACCGTCGGAATGTGGGAAAGTGGAAAGCGTGAACCCAATTTTGCAATGTTGTGCAAGTTGGCCGACTTTTTCGGTGTTACCGTGGATGTTCTTCTTGGTCGGAATGCTTGTGCTACCAAAGCGGTCGGCCTTCCGGCTGCCGATTTGGATTTGCTTCGCAAATTTCATGCCCTTGACAGCATGGCTCGTGCGCGAATTCTGAACGCGCTAGACTTTGAGTATCAGGCCGTTCCTACAGAGAATGCAAAATCATCCAGTTCCCCGGCGTAAAAAAATAACCCGCCACATGGACGGGTTTAGATATGCAAAAAGAAAAGGGGTCATTTTATGAAATGTAAGAAATGTGGTCAGGAAATCGACAACTCCGGCAAATTTTGTCCTCACTGCGGCACACCTGTTGATGGTGAGCAACCGGCCAGTAATGCGAAAAAGGCCCAAAAGCCTTTTTATAAACGCTGGTGGTTCTGGCTGATTGCGGTCGTTATTCTGTTTGGTGGCTGCACAAAACTGGTCAGCACTCCCGCAGAAACTACTCCCGCCACGGAAACGGCAGCCGTGGAGACAACCACCGAAGTGACTGTTGCAACGGTAGCCGAAGAAACGGTGGCAAATACGCAAGCCGTCGAAACGCAGGCCGTTACAGATACTGCATCGGTCGGGGAAAAGAACGCACTGAGAAAAGCGCACGACTATCTAAACTATACCGCTTTTTCTTATACCGGTCTGATTGGACAGCTGGAATATGAGGGCTTTACAACTGAGGAAGCCACCTACGCGGTAGACAACTGCGGCGCTGACTGGTTTGAGCAGGCAGAGAAGAAAGCTGCTGACTATCTGAATTATTCCGCTTTTTCCTACACTGGGCTGATCGGGCAGCTGGAATATGAGGGCTTTACGACTGAGGAAGCCACTCGCGCAGCAGATAACTGTGGTGCAGACTGGAACGAACAAGCAGTAAAGAAAGCAAAGGAATATTTGGACTATTCTTCTTTCTCTCGTTCTGGGCTGATTGGTCAGCTGAAATATGAAGGCTTTACAAATGAGCAGGCCGAATACGGCGTAACTCAAAACGGCCTATAATTGTAATTTCCCGCCACAGCGGGGGCAAAGGGGTGAAATGCAGTGCGGGCGTTTATCTATGGCCGCTTTTCCAGCCATAAGCAGCAGGAATTAAGCATAGAGGCGCAAATTGATATTTGCAGGGAGTACGCCGAAAAACATAATATTACCGTGGTAGGGGAGTACGTAGACCGCGCCCGCAGTGCAAGGACTGAGAACCGGGCGGACTTCCGGCGGCTTATCCGCGACGCCTGCACCGGCGTGGTGGATTGTGTGCTGGTCTGGCGCTATGACCGGTTTTTCCGTGACCGTGCCGAAAGCGCCCTTTACCGCAAGCAGCTGGAAGCGGCCGGGGTTCACCTTATCAGTGTGACAGAGTTCATACCTGACGGCAGCGCGGGGGTCATCACTCAGGGCATGATCGAAACCGTGGCCGAATATTTCAGCGCCAAACTGTCCGAAGACGTTACCCGCGGCATGAACAAAGCTGCCCAGCACTGCCAGATCACCGGCGGCGCCCCTCTGGGCTACCGCCCCGGCCCGAACAAGCGCTGGCAAATTGACCCCGTTGGTGCTGAGCTGGTAAAACGCTGCTTTGAATGGTATGACAGCGGTAAGTCAATGGGGGAGTTGGCCGACCACTTTAACAAGGAAGGCCACAAAACCGCAAAAGGGAATTCTTTCAACAAGAGCAGCTTTACCACGATCCTGCGGAACAAGAAATATATCGGAATCTATGAATATGACGGCACTGTCAGCATTGCCGGTGGCGTTCCCCGAATCATAGAGGATGACCTGTTTTTCCGGGTACAAAGAAAGCTTGACGCCAACCGCCACCGCCCCGGTGCCTATAAGGCAGAAGTACCGTACCTTCTCAGCGGGAAGCTGTTCTGCGGCAAATGCGGCAGCCCCATGACCGGAACGGCCGGCACCGGGAAAAGCGGCGTCCGCCATTACTATTATATTTGCAACAACCGCCGCGCCAAAAAGTGCGACAAGAAAAATGTCCGGCTGGATTTGATCGAAGAGGCCGTGCTGCAATCCGCCCTTGACGTGCTGACGGACGATAACATATCCTATATTTCTGCGGAGGTAGAAAGACGCTGCTCGGAAAACAGCGGCAACAAGGCATTGGTCGCCAGTCTTCGGGTGCAGTTGACCGAAGTGGAGAAGCAGCTGAAGAATATAGGCAATGCCATAGCACAGGGCATTATAACGGAGACCACAAAGCAAATGCTTATGGATGCAGAGGCAGACCGTGCAGCCCTCCGGCAGCAGATCGACCGCGCCACAGTGCAGGCGTCCTTGGAGGTCAAAGCGGAAGCGGTGGCCTGCTGGCTTGACGGTTTCCGCCACGGGGACAGAAAAAGCCCAGAGTTCCGCAAAGATGTTTTTGGAGCGCTGGTTCATTCCGTCTTTGTTTACGACGATTATATGAAAATTATATTCAACGTAGACAGCGCCGGGGCGGCTTTGGTGCCGTTCTCAGCGGTGCAAAATGCGGCTACGTCCGATTTCGTCGGCGCCCTCCCGGGTTCGTATTTGGGCGGGTCTGGCGTACCAGAGAAGAATAATCCGAACCTGTTCTTGGTGGAAAACGGGTTCGGATTATTTTTGTTCCTAGGACTCGAACAATAAAATGCAAATGTCCGGTGGATATTATTTTTTCGAGAATTCAACCATAATCTGACTCAGCAGCTTTTGCTGATGCTCGGTAAGACCGGGATATGGGGAATGATCGTTCGTAAATTCGTAAATCAGGGAATGAATGATCGCCTTTTGCGTGTCGTTCAGCCCATCTACCGAGACCATCTCCGCCTTATCTATCCCAACGAGAAAATCCAGTGACACGTTGAAAATCAGTGCGATCTCGGTCAGTACCTCCAGCGGAGGGATACGGAGATCATTTTCATAGGCGCTGATGACAGACTTGCTTCGATTCAGTGCTTTTCCCAGTTCAGATTGCGACATATTGCGATCCATACGTAATTGCTGCAAGCGTACTCCTAAATCAACCATTACTGATTTCCTCCCAATGTTTTGTATCAGTAACATTTTATTTTACTTGCGTTCTGTTTGAGTGGACTGTATAATAGTGCTGTCTTGAATTAGTGGAATTATTTGCGGATGTGTTTTGCAATACAGAACGCGTAATAACGGGAAAGAGACAAATCATGAGATGGAATCCACTTCCCGTTTTTTCTGACGGACAGAATACTTTTCTATCCATTCCTCGACAGAATTGGGAAACGAATAATCTTGGCTTCTTCCGTAATTTGCATTAAAATATAATTCTATTATACCTATTCTAAATATAATAGATTCTGTGCTTTCTCATTTCCCACGGTTATACTACTTACTGGAATTAAATCTGATTCTAAAGGGATGATTAACCGTGGACTTGAAGGCAGTCGGGAAACGAATCAAGGCAGCCCGTGAGCAAAAGGGGCTGACGCAGGAAGCGCTGGCAGAATTGGTGAATTTAAGCCCTATGCATGTCAGCGTAATTGAACGGGGCTTCAAGCCTACCAAGATGGACACATTCTGCAATATTGCCAATGCTTTGGATGTGTCCGCCGATACATTGCTTCAGGATGTCATCGATCACTCTGCCGATTCTGTTCCGTCTGATTTAGACGATCTCATGAAGGGTCTCCCCGCAAAGGAGCGGCGCAAAATATACCACTGCGTCAAAGCGTATATTGAAGCCTACTATGAAAACGGCTGATTTCGCCAGCAAGCAATCAAAAAGATTGCCTGCTGGTTTCCTTTTGCTATAATTCGACTGACTTCGACATGCCTTTTCCTGTATTATAAGCCTATCAGAATTACTTATAAATATAAATTTATATGGTTCTGATTATTTATATTGGAAATGAGGCAATGGTATGTCGATTGTAAAATTCGAGCTGAATGAGACGCAGCTTGCGCTGCAATTAAGGAGTACGCTGGAACAGGCTGATTCCTGCTATACAAAAGAATATCTTCCTTTTGCGCAAGCCAATGCGAAGTTATCCGATGATGCTTTTGTGGATACGCTGGAAAGACAGTTTGCTGCCAAACTATTGTATGTTGCATGGCAGGGTGTTCGCTGGAACTTGGATTGTTACCGAGATCCAATAAACAAGCTCCGGCTCCAAACCGATTATGAAGAACTTCATGGAGAATATCTTTTTTCTGCGCTTCCGCAGGTGCAAACCACCGAAGACGCCATATGTTCTTCTGTCCAGCGGTTTACCCCGGAGCAGCAAGCACTGGCAATTCAAATTGAGGATTATTATTCCTATCTGGAAACCATAGGCTTCAAGCTTGTACACTATTGGGGCTTCCCGTGGGGCAACGAATTCTTCCCCAAAGTCGTTCCCGGGTATGCCGCCGATACCGTGTTTACCGCAAAGTACATGCACATGCTTGAACATGATCTCGGTATCAGACTTGCAGACCAGACGTAACAAACGGAGCCTCCATTTGGCGGAGGCTCCGTTTGTTAGCAAATACTGCCTGACGATCGA